AATTTGAGCGTTCAAATCCGCGTCAGATATGCCCGACATAGCTTGCTGGCGAAGCATAGTAGCAAGGTCCGTAGGCGGTGGCTGTTGCGCCGCCTCTATTTCAGGCCCCCACCAGTACGACATTGAGTCTTCGGCCACGATAGGTCCTTAAAGTATGCCTTGACCCTTGAGGATCGAATAGTCCGTAGACACCCAAAGTACCTCGCACTCTGTCTGTGTAACCATGCGGAGTGAGGCTGCAACGCCCATACCTACAGCTTGGAACCAACGCTTCTGGACCGCATCACCACCGCCCCATATCGCAGTTCCCCATAGACCGTAGTTCCACAAAGACGAGTAGTTTTTAGGGGGGGCTGTAGGCGTAGTGAGATCTTGCGTGTCGAAGTCGTACAGGATCATCGAGCTGATGGTGATCGGGGCATTGACGATAAACGTCTGCCGGTACATCCCCACTTGCTTCTGTGTGGCACCAGAACCCATGTACGAGTACGCCTGCATCACGCTGGCGATGATACCAAAGCCACCAGTACCATTGAGCGACACGTTATCAACAGTGCCAACTCCAAACGCAAGTACGCGACCATTGTAGTCACCAAACATAGGCGAAGAGCCGAACGTACCCCAGCACACAGCATCAATGTCGCGAAACTCAGTCCATGCACCAATAATCTGGTTGGCAGCAAGTTGAATGTTCCCACCCACAGTAATGGACGGTACATTGACGATCAGCATGTTGTCTTTGGGGAAATACTTCAGATCCCAGCCGAACAAGGTGCTATATTGTGACGTCAACGCCGAGATGAGAAATTGGATCTTATTTGATGTCAGCTTGTTTTCAGCCTCAGCTACTTTCGTCGACGTCAACGTGGTACTCATCGACACAACGCCCTGTTGCGTCAAGATGTACTGATCACCACCTGCCTTGCTGTGGCACCTACGGCCTGCCATCGGCGCGCCGATATAGAATACGCCCGTTAGCTTCCAGTTATCAGGATCTGTGGGGTCTATGCCCTCGTAGACAACAGCTTCGCCTCTCGAGCTTACAGCTATGAGGTGGTCGGTAGCCCCACTACCATCGTCAAGCGTCCAGGTAGACAGAAATTGGAGGAACCCACCACGGTTGAAGAGGGGGCCAAAATCGTACTTCTCAAACGTGCCCCAAATGGCGTCGTTAACCTCAAGGAACCAGCCGTTAGCCGTGTCTTTTTCGACTACCCAAAGTCTATGTTGGTGTACTACGGGCGAAACACAGATCTTCGGATCGATACCTGCCCAAGTATTAGGAACAATGCCGTCACCAGCAATAAGGCGGGCAACGCCAGCGTCATTGTAAAGAATAGCATCGTCAAGCCCATTAAGGGCGATGAGATGGGAACCAGCCGCGTTGGCGAAGTTAGATGTTTCCCAGATAGCATTGGTTAATCCTGCGACGAGAGGGGCCCCGACTGTTCCGACGGAAGTAACGTCGTACATCCCATCGTCTGACCATGCAAACAGCTTCTGTGGACCTAGACTACTAGCCCATGATGCCAGGGACTCTACGGGTCCCGGCATGCCTATCGCCCACTCGCGGTACCCCTTCCGTACAGTGCAACCATACGGCTGGGGCCACCAGTTTTGCATGATCACCGCATCGGTCTGGGGCATAGCGGCGAGAGAATCTCGCGCGTTCAGCCCCCCAATAGGCGCGGGTACGCTAACAACCGTGTTGATGTAGTCAACTGACGGCGTCTTGATCATGATCCTGTCACATTCCAGCTGCCGTCTGGCACAGACCAGGGCCCGATGTACTGACTGGTAGCTCTAGGCGAGAGCGAGAGAATACGACCGCCTACGTCCTTACCAGTTAATGAGTCATAGACACGCATGAAGTCAGCTTGTACACCAACCGTGCTGAAACCCTTCAGTTCGTAGAACTTGAACTTCACGAACTTAATGAGCAACCAGGGGTTATACATCAAGATGTCGCCGTCTTTGACGATCATGGATGCTGGCGTCGTCCCATCAGTAAGCACCCAGTTCTTCTGGATGTACTCCATCGAGAACTGCTGGGCCGGTTGAGCTACGTCGGGCACAGGCCAGATCATCAACTTGTCGTTAGCTACCCGGTATCGCTGCCGGGGCAGTGCTGCGACAAGCGAGCCCTTTAACCAGGCCCACTCTTGTGGCGATTTCGGGCCCAGAAGGGGCCAATGATCTGTTCGGTCCCATTGCGTCTGGTCACGGAAATAATTCCAGTCGTCGGGCAACTCATACTCACCAGTAGGCGAGTCATTGGCGAAGTTCCACTCCTTGGCAAATTGAGCCCAGGGGTAGTAAAGCTGCAGCTCATTGCCCCCTGAGTTCAACAACGACAATAGCTGGATTGCCTGGACATCTTCAATACCAGTAATGGTATTGAGCTGCGGCAGGCCCAGCTCGCCAGCTGTCTGCTTTAGGACCTGCAGGGCACTCCAGTATTGCGTGGACATGTTTTACGCCTTCTTGGCAGCTTCGTCAGCCCGATTCTTGGCCACAAGCGCTTCAACGGCCTTCGTCAGCTCAGCGATGGTCTCGTCACGCTTCGCAAGCTCGGCCTGCATCTTGTGCGTGGGGGCAGCCGCTGTGGCTGCTTCCAGATACGCCAGGGCCTTCTGCTTGACAGCATGATGGCCCATGAACTTCTGTGACAGAGCATCGGGCATGCCAACCAGTTGTTCAACCGTGTGGCAATTGACGGCGTTGAACTCTGCGACTTGGCCGATACTAAGCCAAGGCAACTGATTGAGGGGGGTGCCAGACTGGATGGCATCCCGACCGGCCTTGTACCGCGCCCATTGCTGCGGGAAGCGCTGCTGGTAACCTTCGTCGGCGAGGCCGGTAAAGGTGTCTCGCGAACCCGGCGTCATGATCTTGACGATATCGAACTCGTCGAAGATCGGACGACCTGCTTCCACGCTCTTCGGCTCATTCTTGATGGCATCTTTATAGAAGATGACAAAGAGCTTCTTGTCGGCATCAGCCTGTTGGCTGTCTTCAAAATTCATCTGAAAATCAAGGGTTTCCATTGTCGTCCTTAAGGGATTGCGGCGGTGGTGCCATAGACACCGAGAGGACCGACTCGCATGCCGCGTACATACGGGTCAGAAGCAATGGGGGTAGCGTTCGGCTGCCCATCGAGGGCACCGTTGGAATTAAACGGTAAACCTCCGTTGAAGACGGTCGGCGGTGCCAGTACTACAACGACGACCCGGCCCAGGGGGTCTAGCCGCCATGCACCGTTGTAGGTATCATTCGGCCCTGCGGTTAAAGTCGTGCAGATTTGGCCTGTAGCGGTATAGCCGACCCCGGCGTTCCAGCTAACTGGAGTGCCGCCGGGAGCGGTATAGACCCGGCCGATGGGGTCGACTTGCGGCAGCATGATCTACGCCAAAATGGCCACGCCGGCCCACATGTGGTCACCGATGCCGACCGCAACTGCGATCGTGTCAGTGCCACCACCAGAGGCCCAGGTCCACGTAGTCGTGTTGATCAGGCCAGCGGTACCAGCCGCAGCTGCGACGGTAGACTCAACCCAGTAACAGATGACGGGGGTGCCAACGTTGTTCTGGGCTGAGCCCTTGGTACCGAGGGCAAGATCGCCGCTGCCGCCGGCCTTCACCACCTTGGTAAGACGCGTGCCGATGCAACCGTTCAGCAGCTCGTTCGACCCTGCGATTTCCACCGTAGAGACGCCAATAGGCTCCTGGTACGCACGACCGTCGCGCTTGTTGACTTCGCCAGCGATGGTGGCTGAACCATAGTCTTGGCTCATTTCTTCACCTCTTCCTTCTTCGGCTCAGGTTCCTTGACCTTAACCTCAGCTTTGGCCTTAGAGGCTTTCGCTTCTTCGGCTTCTTCGAACGCCACAGCATCAGCTGCGAGGGGGCTGTCCATGAAGCGATACAAGATCGCCAGGAAATCGCCCAGAGTAATCAGTCCGGCTTGCCATTGCAGGCGAGCGCGTAGGAGAGCAAGCATGTTTAGCTCCTTGGAAGGGCCGAAGCCCCTCCGTTTAGGTGTTGTCCATCACGCCCTGGAACTGGAGGCCTGACGAGGTCAGGTTACCAGCCCACGCCAGGATCTGCACGGCAGCGTCCTGATTCACCGAGTAGCGCTGACCCGGCGAGAGGGGGACCATGTTCCGCTGGCTATGCGGACGATAGAACAGGTACTTCGTGTTGAGGAAGTACGCCGTCGACGCCGGAACTGCCAGCGGCGCGGTACCAGCTGCGCCCGTAGACGTCCAGTTGATCTGCATGCCACCGTCAAGGACCACGTCAGCGTCCATGTACTTGACGGACATGAAGCCAAGCTTTGCCGTTTCAGTACCAGTGAAGCGCTGTTGGGCCTGGAGCGAGCCCATGTAAAACGACCACGTGTTGTTGTCCACCATGATCAGGTCCGGACGATCGCTACCACGGACGAGGGCAGACCACATGCGGTTGAAGTACGTCTGGATGTTGGCTGCAGACATCACGGCGCCGCCGTTGGTCAGTGCATGGAAGACCTGGTTCTTCCAGAACAACCATGTAGCACGGTCGATGCCGCCAACGATATTGGTCGGCACAAGGGCGACTTGCTTGCGCAAGCCGTCGATCTGCTTACCACCAGCAGCAGTACCGTCACTATACAGGCCCGATGCGATCAGGTTCGCCATCGAGGACTCACCCACGTCAATGCGGGCGTCCAGCAGGTCGATGATACGTTCCTTACCAGCGTTCTGGAGTTGTTCCAGACCACTGATGGTGACGGGGCATGCAGCCTGCTTGATGACGTACTCAGCCGAGCTGATCACGTCCTGCGCAGCGATCGGCAGGGTCTCGTAGCCGCTGTACCAACCGGCATTACCGTTGGAAGCGAAGCTGAGCTCTTGCATGATGGTGTTACCACCGGAGAACGTCTTGATGTTCCCGCGCTGCTTCAGCTTCATGAGCAGTGCGTTGTTCGACGTGACGTTATCAGCTATGACACCAGTGCGGGACTGGATCGTCGTAGCGATAATGTCGCTGATTGCGGCATTTGGGAAGGCCATTATAGGCTCCTAAACAGGGGGCGGATTGATGACTACCGGCACCGAGGTGGGTTTGGTAGGCGGAGGCGGCTGGTACACCTGCGGCTCAATAGTCGCAGGCGCTACCGGAAAGCGCGGAAACGACATCGGACCAAGGATGCGACGTAGGAAGTTATTGAGAACTGCCATCATCTTCCTTCGAACGACTCAAATGCTGCCGCAATGGCAGCGCGCCTATCGTTACCAGACGGTGCTCCTGTAGGCAAGCTATTTGGAGCGCCATTAACAGAACTACTCGCCGCAAGCGCACGCTGAGCTCTGGCATTAGCTACCTGAGCTGCGGTTTGCTTCGCTGCTTGGTTCTGTTGGTTGGCTACCAACTGGCTCACCTCCGGGTTCATGGCCGCGGCACGAGAGTATGCTTGTTCAAGCGAGAGTTTGACCCCTCGCTTGGACGCGATGTCAATAACGTCTGCCATATCCTCACGTAGC